GAGAAACTCCCCTGACCGAATGGGTACACTAAGAATACTGCGAATGCTGCAGATACTGGTGCTGAGTAAGCTACTGTTATCCACGGTCGCATTCCTAATCTATAACTAAGTTCCCATTGGCGTCCCATGTAAGCTGAGATACCGATGAGAAAGTGGAAGATGATGAGTTGATATGGTCCACCATTGTAGAGCCATTCATCAAGATTCCCTGCTTCCCAGATAGGGTAGAAGTGCATTCCGATTGCATTGGAGCTCGGAACGACGGCTCCTGAGATGATGTTGTTTCCATAGAGTAGAGATCCTGAGACTGGTTCGCGTATGCCGTCAATGTCAACTGGCGGTGCAGCTATAAACGCGATGATAAAACATGTTGCTGCAGTTAAGAGTGCGGGTATCATAAGGACACCGAACCACCCCACGTAGAGGCGGTTATCAGTGCTAGTAACCCAGTCACAAAATCTATTCCAATTGGATTTATCTTGTAAGGTGAGGGTTGTCATTAATCGTATTGACTGGTGTAAAGGTGTCGGGTGGTAGTAGGTGGTGTGATATCGAAACCAGTTGCTCCGGTTCCTGTATTAGGTGGAGAAGCATTAACGCTTTCAATACCTTTTGGGTTTAGTTTAGCGTGCTCATAAGATGCTATACTTCCTTGTTCTCTGTAAGGTGCTTGCACCCAGGAGTTTCCTGTAGCTTGTACAACATATAGCACACCATTATCAGCTACGTTAGTTGTATCGCCTGGATCATAACCAGTACGAATAGCAGCATCGGCCATAATAATTCTCCTTAGAATTTAATTTGTGATCGTTCTAATTTATCATATACATCCTGTCTGTATGCAGGATCGCTCTCATACCTAGGATCACCCATGGCACGTACTACTTCAGCTTGACTACGGAAACCATCCACTGCTGTAGATGCTTTACCTTGAATCATGTCTCCTTCTGTTCCCACGGCATCTTGGTATCGATAATAAAGTGCTTGTAAAGCAAAGTTGATAGTGTTTAAATTACCAGCTTCAAGAGCTTGATCATATGCTTGGATCTCTTCTGGTGTGAAATTCTCCTGAGCCCATGATGTCATGTTCTTGTAAGCATCAGCACCACCTACTGCATTCTGTATAGAATCTATATCTGCATCAGATAAAGGAGTGCTTTCAGCTGCAGGTGTATCATTACTTTCAGGTAAACTTTCTTGAATACGATAGTAAGCATCAACTAAATCTTTACTATCCATTTTATAAAGAGCTTCTTTAGACTCTTCTGACAATTCTCCCTTCTCATCATATTCATTAGAAGCTTGGAAAATTGCCTTAGCATTTGGATCATCCTTAAAAGGATCTTCCTCGTCTACGTCTTCTGATTGATCTTCTTCTTTGGCTTCGGGCGGAGCATCTTCGTTTTGAGTTTCCTCCTCCGGTGTGCCAAGTTTTTTCTGGAGTTCGATGTAAGCTTTCTCAAGTTCTTCAGCGTCTTTGTATTTACCAGCTAAAAGTTCGTCTTGTTGTTCAGCTAATTTCTCACCTATTTCTAATGCCTCTGCATCGCGCTGGTCTTCAGCTTCGATGGTATCAGGGTCATTAGCAGGATCATACGTTAGGTTTATCGCCATAATTAGTTTTCGTTTCTAGCCCTCCGAGACCAACTGAAGTAACGATACCCCCAGGCGGGTGAATATTAGGCTCACCTATCTTAGTTTCCTGAGCGTACTTAAATTTATTAGTATCGAAGGAGGTGGGTTTTGCAATTTCATTGCTTTCAAATTTAGACTCTGCCTTTGGTGCAGGTTTAACTCTTTTTGTAGCTACTCTTTTAGGACGGGTAGCTTTATTCTTCGAAGGATTCTGCGATGTCATTTACTACTTCTTCTGCATTAGGGTTTTTAGATGGATCAGCTATTGGTGAATTAACGAATTGCCCTGCTTGCTTAGTAAGCTCCATGTTCTGTTCAGCTTCAGCAGCTTGTGCTGCTTCTTCGTTTCTATCATCCATAGACTTGACAAGGTTGAGTACATCAATACCTTGTGCGGCAGCCAGACGTTTGATAGCTTCATCAGCATTAATGAATTGCATCATAGCCTCTGGTCCGAGGGTCTGAGCAATAGTCGTGATGAATTGTGTAAGGCTTTCTCTATCTTGTCCACGTCCTAAAGCATTGATACCTGCTACGATAGTAGGGTTAACATAATCTTTAGGTATGCGTGGTATCTCACCATTTCTTTGAAGGATGAGAAGTTTTCTATTTAAATATGGAACTAGGAATTCAACAGTTAACAGTGAGAATAGCCCGCCCAATTGTTGTTCTAATTCAAGTTGTGTGAGGCGTACCTCTTCTGCTGTAGTTCTCTCAGATTGTCTAACGTTTAAGACAAGGTGAGCATCAAGCAACCTTCGCTCTAAACTTTGCATCATGTTAGCAGCGGTAGCAAAGTCAGCAGTCTTACCCACTTGGATAACACCGATGTCATCTGGTCGTCCTTGGACGATGGCTCCGTTGCCTGCAGAAGCGATTGTCTGGGGCTTTGTTGTGCTTGAAGGTGATACGGTAAAGATTACTTTAGCGGCTGCTGCAGAGCCTTCTACGAGTGCCTGAGAGAGCGCCTCTAATGACCTGAAGTCACCAAGGAATTCCTCTACTCTACCACGTCCGTAGTTCTCTCCATCAATCGAGTTGAATCTTAGTACCAACCATGGGCTTGCGTCCTTAGGCGCTTTACCCTGTGTTCCTGGTATGAGCTTATCAAATGCTTCTTGATGCCATACCCATTTGTTTCCTTTTAGTTTTACACAAGTGTAAACATCAACATCCTCTTCATTTCGTGACCCGATCCCACCACCTACGTCACCAGGACTGTTAGGGATAGATTCTAATTCTTTAAGACCATCGGGTAGAAGATTCCGATTGATAACTTCTTTCGTTACGATCTCAATAACGTTACCATTACCGTCGCGTTCTACGACATATCTATTCAATGGATAATGCTTAAGACCATCCTTACCCATATATAATAGGGCGTTACCACCTACAACTAGATGTTTGATTGCTTGGTGTACGGTAACTCTATCACTAGAAGCAGCGATAGAATCCATGACCATACGCTCTAGTTTAGAGAAACTTAAGTCAAGTTCAGATCGTACCTCTGGTGGGAAGTCTTCTCCTAATTTGTCATCTCTAATTTGGAACTTAAAGAAGGTACTCTGTGGAGGTAACAACGCAAGCATTAATTTTGCTGCTAGAGTTACGACACACTTAGAACCAACTGATTGCCAAGGTGTATCTAGTTTGATATGTGATGTTCTACCTTCATCGTTTTGAATGAGGTAAGGAAGTGTAAGCTTAGAGCATTGAACAGCTACATCAAGAAATTGTGTACGATGTTTAGTAAGGTTATCGTATCTTGTGCGTGCGTACTGCATAGTTTAAACTTCTACTTGTCCTGAACCAGCACCGCCGCCACCGCCGTATGAAGCTTGTGGATCTAGTGCGATTCTAGTTTTACTTGTTTTCATAGCCCTCTTTCTCTTCTGACTCAGCTTACCAGAGGATAAACCTTTGTTAATACTGCCAAGGTTAGATCCTTTAAAGGTTTGACCTTGTGCTTTACGGACAGCATCCAATTTGTTTTTCATCTGTTGCATCACAGCTTCATTCTCAGCTCTGACTTTAGCAGCTGCTTCTTCTGCTGCCTTTCTAGCTTGGGCTGCAGCCTCTTCAGGTGTTGGCCCTTGGTACTTAGGAGTCTTTCTTTTCTTTTTAAATCTAATCATTGTACTAAAGATTTTTTGATACTAAAACGGATTCTTCTTTCCAACCACTGATTTGTATAAGCTTCTTTGCTAAACCTCTTCTAGCTACAGCAGCTACTGCACAACATCCGTTGGCTCTACCGTAATCTTCTACTGTATAGAATTGATCATACCATTTCTGATAGTCTTGACCTGATACAGTAGCCCAGATATGTATGTCCAATACTTTAAAGCGTGGCCACTCTGAGATTTCACATACCACAATGGATTTTATATGATCACTGTTTAATGATCTAAAATTTCCATCGAAGTCCATCTCTAAGCCGACAACTAATCGGACATCACCTCGGATGATCATGTCATGAAAATCATTTGCATTGAGACAATCATCCGATCTGTTCTGGGTCTTTTCTATTAAAGGTTTTACTCCATGCCATACAAAGTGTGTTAATTCTATAGGCACAAAGTGGAAAGCAGCTTTACTCATTGATCCTGTTTTCGTACCACTCTACAACAGAACGTTGCCCAGCTTTATACATAATGCAAGGCAAGTCTTCTTTAGGATGTGGATTGACAGGTGGAAATCTTTCTTCCATTTCAGTAAGAAGAGATTCAGGATTCGGACCTAGTATAGGTTCAAGCGTACTGCGGGAGGTTTGTATTTGCATGTTCAAAGAATGCTGGCATACGGGCTCTCTGTGTCTCAGAAAATTCAGGCGCTTTGCCCTCATACATTAAGCGATCGCTCGCATCCAGCCAAAATTTTTTGTCCAAATATTTATCGGTAGTATTTATACCTAGAGGTTGAAGAACCCAGTTAATTGTGGCCTTCCTAAGTTTATCCAAAGAAGGAGAAGGAGATAAGCCCAACTCGCTACATACAAGAGTATTTGCTCCGACATGGATCTGCTCGTCCCTTGAGATGTCGGCAGATACAGTGCGAAGAGCAGCGCACCCATTAAACCTAAAGAAAGGGAGTAGAACGAAGAAGATGGCCCGTTCTGCGACCAGAGCTTTGGTAATTGTGTGATCAGGGTGTGCAATCCAGGCATCTCTTAATAGTTTTCCTTCTTTTTCTGCATTTTCATCTGCACCATACGTGTCTACTATGTATTGTAAAGCAAGATCATGTCTTTCTTCATCTTCTACATTCGATTCTAGTAATGCTCTAGCGTTGTCGGGAACAGTCTTTTCAAGACCTTCCTTGATAAAGGAACCAACTGGTAGCTCCATATGACGTATTGCGAGAGAACGCATGATGGCTTCTTCTGCTCCATCTTTAAATATACCTTTGGTGGGTTTTACGGGGGACCATTTGCGTTTACGGTCCAATAATTTATCATAAGGATGTTTTCTCATTATTCTTGACAGTCACAGGTTATCGGCTCGTTTCCGAGAATATCCTGTAAGTAATCATCGACTTCGGCTTGATCTAATGCAGCATACGCATCGGTCTTATCTTGAGTGTCGCCCATTACTTGCAGGGAATAGTAAAGGGAGGTCTGGGGTGACAGTAACCACTCTTCCACGAATTCACGATCGTAGGTTACCACATCACTCCAAGAGTTGAATGAGTATCCGTGAAGAAGTCCCGTATTGTTATACATAATCATTATTTGGTCAGCGACATGCTTGTAAGCATCCCAACCAACTTCTGAGGCGATTTCAACTTCGCCATAATCAAAGTATTCTACACCAAAGGTTCCACTGTCACGATCGACAGAGCGGGCTATTGGTGGTGCTATCTCTGGCGTGGCTGTAAAGCCTTCTGTGTCTTTACTTCTGTAGGAACAGGAAGCGGTAGGAGCGATAGCAAATGCTCGTACCATGTTGTTTTCTTTTGCGATCTTTGCAGCGCCATGGATTCCTAATTTTAAGTTTAAAGCTAATTGGTAGGCTATACCAGTATTAAATTCGCCTTTGTTTACACTTTCCAATGCTCTACCAAACTCATCATACCTTACTCGGTACTTGTGGAGGAGGTTGGCGAGGCCGAGTATTCCGAGCCCAACTTGGCGGTCGATATCAGCTGGCAAGTATTCTCCAGTTGCTCCAACACCTGTCCTGCTATGGAGCTCGCACAGCTCGGACATACCTTGATCGAAAGCCTCTGTGATGGTGCTGATGTCACAGGCTGCGAGATTGACATGCTGTAACAGGCATGTCCCACGTGAGGGCAGGTAAACCTCAAGACAGACGTTGCCATAAATTCTTTTTCCGTTTGTGTCGTATTTTACTTTGTTTAGCCAGATATCACCTGACTTAATGCCATATAATAAGGCATCTTTTACTTTATTATCACAGCTTTGCCACCATCCCGTATCAATATCGACGCATCTTTTGACCCATGGGAGTTCGGCTCTAGGAGTAGTAATAAACTCGAGGATGTCGCTATGATTAAGGTCCAAATGAAGAACCACAGCGCCATTCTTGTAGATTCCACCTCGTCTGAGTGTTTCATTAAGTGATGAGTAGATTTTTCCAAAGGATACTGGTCCAGAAGCTGTAAGACCTTTTCCGTTTTCTGCTCCTTTGGGACGGAGCTTAGATAGATGGACCGCAACTCCCGCTCCAAATCTGAGTCCGTGGCTGACATATCGCCAGCTTGCTTCAATTCCATTTTCTCCCTCCATAGAATCCTCTACGACGAAAACGGTACACGAAACCGGGAGTCTTGATTCAGGATTATCCAACCATGATTGGACCCGCCCTGTGCGAGATATTAAACTTGCAGTCATTTCAAATTAAATCAGATAGATCAGGTGGTTTATAATTTGGTCCCTTTAGAACCTTCCCATCTTCTCGATATATTGGATTACCATCCTCATCGAGTTTGGACATATTACTTTCGTGAACTCTATTTAACGCTTCATCAAGAAACCAATTCATATTCTCAGCGTATTGATAGCATACATATACTAGATCAGCTAGTTCTTTGAGTGCTTCTTCTTGTGCATCAGGGTGTTGTCTAAATAACGAACTTTCTGATTCTAAGAACTCTTTAAATTCTTCAACAATTAATTTCTGTTGTACCGATCTAGTAGATCGATCACCGCTATTTGGAAGTCTATACTTCTTCCGAAACTCTTTCGCTTGGTCTGACAAGAAGGTTTTCTTCATGCTCAAGTTCATTCTCTAAGTAGTGGATTGCTTTTTTTAAATCTTGTATTTTACTATCTTTATAGCCTGCACGGCAAACGTATTTAATAGCATTGCCTAGGTGGAAGCTCAATCCTTGGTCTCTAATAAAATCCCAAACATTGATAGATCCTCTTTGATAGTAGGTTGGACCTTTGGCCATTTTTGAACTAAATTGGTGAGTGAATTAGATAGTATAAAGTTCTGATGTTGCATAGCTAAGAAGACAGTGACGAGATCTTTATAATCGACCTCACCACTATCTAATCTTACCTCAAGCTTTTTCAGTGCGAACTCCTGCTCCACTGTCAATTCGGTAATCGGCGGCGGGAGACCATAGGATTGGTCGCTTCTTTTTGAAGTCATAATCGTCTTTGGTTAAAATTTTAGCTAGTCTGGCGTTGACTAAAGCGTCTTCTTCTGTCAGGTCTCTCTCCTTAAAGGCGTTAACTACTGTTCGCCAGGAGTATCCTTTTTCTTTAAATAGTGCTTCAGCTCTTTTAACACCAATTCCAGGGACTCCGCCATAGCCGTCAGTTTGATCTCCACTAAGCGTTTGAGTAAGGTGCCACTTCGCTCCATCATCTTTGTTCACTGTGAATGTTTGCTCTAAGTTATACAATTCTCCTGGTATCTGTCTCATGTCCTTATCAGGACTGATTATTATGTTACCTGGGTGTTGGGTTGCATAAATCCCAAGGCTGTCATCAGCTTCAAGTGTAGGCATAAGTATAACCTCATACTCTTCCTTAAGTTTATTGATGACACGTTTATAGCCGCAAGGCTTTTTTCTATTTCGATGCCCTTTATAATCGGGCAGAATTTTTTTCCTAAAATTTACGCTGTCAGAAAAGAACAGTATTAAAGAAGTGAATGACCCAAATTTGTTCTTAAGCTTGGTAAGTTCTCGCTGTGTGGCATTATATGCGTCGCTGAACTTACTAGTAACAAGAATAGTATCATCACCCCAATCAATTTCGGTTTCAGCAGCTGAACAGGACTTATATACTGTAAAATCTGCATCTATTAATAATTTCATAAATTAATGTACATCTGCCCATGTTGCACCGCTTTTAGCTTCTGCTGCAATTGGACATCTCATATTGTAATATTCTCCAGCTTCTGTAGCAGTTAATTCTAACAGAAACTTTAGGTCTTCCGCTTGTGACTGTGAACATTCAAATTGTAATTCATCATGAATGAATGCAACTTGTCTAGCGGTCTCAGGAAGATTTCCATTAGCTAATACCATCCATCTTTTCGCGATGATCGCTGAGGATCCTTGTATGAGGTAATTGAGGGACTTATGCCGCGAGTCACACAGGATGTGACGATTGTCCAATCCGCGGACATAACCCCGCGCACTAGCTTTGTGTACCGCTTCCAACAGTTCTTTAAGACCTGGGATAGCTGCAACATAGGCTTCACGGATCTCCTTACCTTTCTTCTTTGCTGCCGCCTCTGATAATTGTTTATCATAGGTATACCCTATTTTGGCGTTACCTGCTCCGTAGAGGAAGGCATAGGTGATGGTTTTAACTTGTCTTCTGGTGACACCGATGGCGTCAGCGTTGGTTTGATGGATGTCTCCGGTAAGGAGGATTTCGGAATAGCGTCCTTTATCATATCTGGCGAGATAGTGGGCAAGCATCCTGAGCTCAATACCGCTAAGGTCGGCACCAACCATAACATGGTTCGGCGACGCGGTAAATAGTTTTCTAAATCTTTCATCTGAGGGGGTCTGTGCTAAATTTGGTGATCGATGGGCACATCTAAATGTAGATGTCGCGACTGAACAATGGTGATGTATCCTAGACCTCGTAACAAGCTTCTGCCATGCGTTCACGCCTTCGGATATCATTCCTAACATCTTCGTCAGTTCTAGTAGGCGAGAGAAATGGAGAGCTATATCCGTCCCAATATCCTTGAGGACTGGTTCGTCTATCACGGGTTTCCCCGTCGAGGTCATTGATATAGGCGTCCAGCCATAATGTGTTTGTAAGATCCATGCTATATGGTCCCTTGAAGTAGGGTTTAACTCCTTTAATTTGGTGAATGTAGCGTCAGCGACATAGCCTCTGGACCGATTATCGCGTTTAGGAGTAAATACTGATCCTTCAACGAAAGGGTGCCTGTTTCGAAGTAACCTAGTAGTTTTTTCATATTCGCTTCTGAGAGACGATTCAAGTTCCCGTGCAGCGCGTTCATCAAAGTACCATCCATGGATTTCTTGCTGGGTGAGTATGTGTGCTACCTGATGTTCTAATTTGACCCAATCAGGTATTTGTGGAAGTGTTCGCATAGTTTGGTGGTAACTATAACATCTTGTTCGCAGTATTCCTGCATCTCTGGAGACCAATTCTTCCAGTCTGTGGTTTTAGCAAAGTTACCTTTGTACTCACCAAGTCTGTAACCATAAGCCTCAAGAGAATGTCTGCCATATAACTGCAACGGCATATGTTTCCAATTATGCCGCTTATCTATATCGAGTAAATTCGGATGATATAACCTAGATAAAATAAGAGTATCCAAAATAAGACCGCTAGGATTAAACCAAGGGTAGATGCTTTTAATAATAGGTATGTCAAAGCCGATGATATTGTGGCCAACAAGAATATCCGCTGTTTCGAGGTAAGAGAGCGCAGTGGTGATCGAATAATTAGCCGCCATAGGAAGCTCTTTAGGCGCCGCTGCGTACGGCTCATCATTAAACGACTCGGTTCTATTATCCTCGCCCCAATGGAGTGAAATACAGTGGATCCTGGTAGCATCATTTAGAAGACCGTTTGTTTCTAGGTCGAATACTATCGCTCCCACTCCATTGGTAGGTTTTATCGACGAATTTGGCCTTGTCAATTTCTTCTTGCGATGGTGGATTAGGTTTATTCAAATGTTTATACCATGGGTGTTCATAACCTCCTAGTTCAAAAATCTGTGGCTGGGTTGAATTCAGCTTGTTCGGGTTCAACTTCATGTTCAATAAAACGGCAAGTGTTTAAATCATAACTCAGTTCACATGCTCGGCCAACTTCGCCTGAATAACGATTCTTAAGGATTCTAACTGTTGTAAGTTTTCGTTCAGAGTCGGCCTGTTGATCGACCTCGAGGGCAACCACTTGATCTGATATTTGAGCAATTGAGTGAGATCCCCTAAGTGAGGACAGACTGATTCTTCCGCCTTCCTCGTGCGAAGTCCTATCATTTCCACTTCTCCTTAAATGCGAAACTAAAAATAATGCAATACCAGTACGTTCAACCAACGACCTTAATCTGGTCATTGTTGAGTCTATCATGCGACGCTCATCCCCGTCAAGTCCACTTAATAATATACTTAAGTGATCGAGGAATATAACACGACACTCCAGTCCGGTTGCCATATATTCGATTCTATTATAGATAAGATCTGGTTCGAAAGAACCAAAGCCATCAAAAAGATAGAGATTCCAATTGGCAATCGTGGATCTGAAAGCAGATTCGAGTTCTGATTGTTCATGTTCTCCTATGTGTAAGTTTTTACCTACAGCTGTGGACATCAGTCCAAGTGCGGTTCTTCTGTTACTTGCTTCAAGCTCCAAGATCCCAACATGCTCATCTTTGTCGAGCAAGTCAGCTGCAATGTGACGCATGATGGATGTTTTTCCTGAGCCAGAGCCAGCACAAAATGTTGTAAGCTCTCCATACCGGATCCCGTGTAGCTTCTCGTTGAGTCCTTTGAAGGGGTATTCGTGGTCATGTGGTGCTTGTGGTGTGGTTACAATTGTTAGAAGCGTTTTTCCATCAACAATACCATCAGGTCTGAATGATTTAGCGTCCCATATAGCCTTTCGAATCGCTTCAGCATCGTCAGCTTGTAAAGCCTCTGAGGCGTCCTTAAAGCCTTCCAAGCGAGCGATCGTGACCTTGCCAGGTGGTAAGATCCCAGCCGCTTCCTCCGCCGCCTTACGGCCAGCGTCGTCGCCATCGAAAAATAAGCAGATCTCCTCATAACCTTGAAGTAATGGTATAACTTTTTGAATGTCCTTCTTAGCAGAGGCAGCTCCATGAGGTAATGAAACCATCGGCCATCCAGGCATAGCTTCATAACAGGATGCAGCGTCTAACTCACCTTCAGTAATAACAATACGTTTACCAGTGTTAGGAAACCTATGCTGAGCAAATAAGGTGTTAGTGGAAACTCCTTCATATCTAAAATCTTTGCGCTTTTGTTTTATTTTTACACCTTTCAGTATACCAGCCTCATCATGATAAGGGAACCTTAAGGTATCTCCGTCCCGGTATATCTGATAGAATTGATTTGTTTTCTCTGATATCTTTCTTTTATTCAAACGTTCGGCTGAGCCTGTTAGATAAACAGTCTTAGACATTTGTTCACTGTGAATAACATCATTATCTCCTGTTCTGTGGTGACACACAAAACAGAAAGTGTGCCCATCGGAGTACAATGAATTAGCATCCGATGAGCCACAGTTATCGCAAGGCATGTGCCTAACGAACTCACTTTCGGTCATTAGATTAACCAATCAAGTGGAATATCATGGTAGTGTGTCCAAGGTATATCATTCTTTTCGCACCATTGTGCGTAAGTTGTCTTGGACTTCTTACTAATTGTGTTGTAAGGTGCTTGAAAGACCATCCGTAGATCAAGATCTGGGTTATCTTTCTTTACCTGTTTTATCTTTCGCCTGTCTTTAGCATCCCAATAACCTTTGCATTCTAAATAAGTATGATTAGGGAGTACAAAGTCAGGCGTATAATTGTGCTGTATAACATAAGATACCTTTTTCGATTCGTATTCATACGAAACTCCTAGACCTTCAAGAAGATTTGCGATGTTCTCTTCAAGCTTAGATCTGAATTTAGGTGGTTTCTCATGCCGTTCTTTTATTTTATTATAGGCTTTCTTAGCCCATGCGAGTGACTCTTTATCAGAAGTCGTCTTCTTCGTCATTAGTGGATGGTGTAACGTTTGGATCTGCTGTCTTGAATCCTGCTGTAGTACCAAATAATTCTGCTACTGCATCAGCATCTAAGTCTCCAGTATCTACACCAGCGTCTCCTTTTACTGAGACAACCTGTACACCAACCAGCTTAAGAGAGCTACCATAGGTAACCCCATCCCGTAGAATGTAAGGCTTTTGGTAGAAGCCCAATTTAACAGTAGATCCGCCATAAAGAGGTGTCTTCTCATCAGTTACAGGGGTACCCTCCGTGTCTACAACAGGTGGGCGGTTCTCGGCATTCCAAGAAAATTTTATTTTATATTTACCCTTCGATACTTCTTCCCACGGCTCGGGCTTGAGCGTGGATCTCTTAGGGTTTTTCAGTTTTGATTCAGCCCACTTAAGTACTTCCTGTCTCTCAGCGTCTAGTTTATCAATGACATCTTCATCGACAACAGCAGCTAAAGAGTAACCAAACTTACTAGGTGCAAGTATGGCTTGGAAACCCTCAAGGGTTACGGGTTTATCAGTTTTGTGAATAGTCCTAGACATCACAATCTACTCCGTCAAGTGAGTCTAAGTCCTTACCAGACTTATCTGCTGGATTTAATTCCTTAGCTAGTGTTTGACGATACTCTCTCAATTCCTTGATTCTATCATCAACAGCAGCTAGTCTCTTCATCTTTGCATCCCTTTCTGCCTGCTGCAATCTCTCTTCAGAGACCACAACTATAGTAGAAGGTGCAAAGAAACTATCAAATAGTGAATACATTTAACAGAAAAAATAAGTGGAGTCAATTACGGTTTCCGGTTCAAGGTCACCAATAATCGGTGGTTCAGTCTCCGCTCCAATTTGGGAAGCGAAGTAAGTTAAATAATCATGCTTAGCAAAGAGCTCCATATAGGTTTCTCTAACTATAGCAGACAAGATGGACATATCTGTAGCTCTACATAGTACACTATCGTGTATTAAAGCTATTGGGTTATCAAATCTATTAACGCTAAGGTGTAGAAGAGAAGCATCTAATGAGTGAATTAAGTTAGGAGCTGTCGCTGCCTTATGCCTTAATTTATCTACTTCATTACTATCTTCAGTAGCAACACTAAGTTTACATCTACCTAATAATTGAAGATTCAGTACTTCTACTTTCTTCTTCATTATCTTCTGCTTAACTTTAAAATTAGATGGTGTTACCCATTCTATTTCAGTTAGACCACGACTAATAGCCTTGGATACTTCATCTTCTATCCATTTCATAACTGACATCGGTCCTGGTACAACATGATGCATAGCATCTCTAACAGCTTTAACCGTCGTTGTCAGGTCATCCTTGTCAATATCCATACCTATTTCAGAGAGTGCATCTCTAATGTAGGTACGATTCGAATAAGGTTTAGCGTTGTAAGGCACTGTCATGACCGTTCTTTTTACGATCTTCCTGTCCATTACTTTCTGTATGTGTGCAGGGCAGTTCCATTTAGCTACATCCGCTACAACCTTATAAGCGTCCTGTGGTCTCTCAGACGGCAACACGTTGACGAGTCGCGCTGTCGTTTTATCTCTAGCTAATCCAGCTAAGATCTGGAGACCACTACATGTAGCGTCTGTGGCAACAGGCAGTCTAGTTGTCTGTCGGCGTTGTGTAATGACACAAGCATAATACTCTTCACAACTAGCTAAAAATTGCCACGGCTCGTCCGCTGCCTCCCAGTCACCAAGGTTATCAATCGGATCCTTAGCTACTCTAGTAATCAACGGAATGTTATCATTCGTCCATGATAGCCTTTCAGCCATCGTAGCTTTGTCTAATCCATACGTAGTTGCACATGAAAATGCTAACCATTCTCCTGCTTCTGGTGTTACAACTGACTCATTAGAAAAACTAATCAGTGACTTACCCCAGTCAGTGTCTTGAGGCGTGAGGAATGAAGGTATAGGGTATGCCCTTCCACGGTAATCAAAAGACCACGGTATAAAGAACTCTTTACCTTTAAACTTCTCAACTGCCTCCATAGTCATCCTAGTACGACACGAACGTCTAAATGCATAGGCATTGGTATTCATGACCTCAGCAGCGGCTCTACGGTAGCTCTTACGAGCTTCCTTATCCTCCTCTATATTAGGAGGCTTAGGAGGTAGAGGCAACTCAAGTATAGGAATGAACTTCCCAACACTCACCCCCCTCTTCTGGAGGATCTCAGCGACGTTCACTGTGAATGGATTCAGGCGGTATCCAACCTTCTGAATTCGATTCAAAAAGTCTACGGGAGTACCTTCCTGTATAGGGGCGTCATGTGTACGCCTGACCATAGGGTTACCACGCATGACCTCATTAAGCAAGTAACCACCAGCCCTTTTAGGCTCCCAGTCGTTAGGTTCAATGAGCATAGGCCATGCTAGTGGAGCAAACATCTCACTATCTGCCATTACTTTATCCTTAATCTCTAAGAATTCAGGAGTTGGCATCAAATAATTGTTTGTTTTGTACCTACTTTCTCTTCTTATATCCTTAAAGAACCAATCTGAAGCCTTTAAGAAACAATCTAATAACCAAGAACCAAGCTTAGTTCTATTATTCTGACCCCATGTAACCCACGGTTGCACATCATAACGATTCCAAATGGTTTGTATAACTGTGATCTTTTGACGTGTACCGATTGAGTTATGCCAATACCTATCCTTAAGTACTTTTAAAAGACCTGGGGCTGTAGATTCATAGTACCTCATTTGGCACTCATCTTCAATAGCATTACCTATCGCTTCTGCTACTTTGACTAGTATATTACTACCTTGTTTATGGCTAAATACTTTATCAAATGTAATCTTACAGGTTATAGTAGCTGATGCTAAAGGTTCTAATTGTGATACATGTTCTTTAATTAATTTGAATTGATAACCTGTACCACGTATTAACCTATCATGCATACTACTTTCAATCTGCTCTACAACTTTAGGTAATACACTTTCAATAGAAGTTACACCATATACAGTGGCAGATGCATAACTTTTACCCTCTAGGTTAGATGTATTATCATGTAATCGTTTGTAACCTTGAGAGATCTGTTCTCTTTCTAACCGTATCTGCTCATCAATCTGTGATGGTGTGGGCATAGTCGTAAATTTCCTCCCCTACCTGGTCTAAAAGTAACTGTTTGATCTCTTCATAGTGAGGATGATCAGTAGGAAGCAAATCTAACGCTTGCTTCTCATAAGATATTATATCATCAAGCGAGCGGGTCATCGTAATCCTCCTTGTATTGTGGTGTCATTACATGGATTTCCTCGGGAGTGCAGATAATAAACTCACTCTCCCCTTGAGCCATGATCTCATTAGCTTTGTTCTTAGCGGCGTGTTCACGTACATATACGTACTCCTTCACTTTACCTGTGCGCTTGTTGGTCTCACGGATCATACATTTAACACCTGGTTGCATCTCCCAGCCTGCTATCTTCCAATCCATGAACTCATCATAAGTTATTGGTATAAAGAATGAAGGATCTGATTCCTTGTACGCCTTCCAATTGTTAGGAAAATACTTTCTCTTCTTAGCCATTGGTTACAACTCCATCCAGTTCTTAGGGTTAATAGTACACATTTCGTTATCTCCTTCTAAGTTCTCCTTACCTGTAATGATTAAATCATAAGTAATAGAATACCTATTATTATCACCGTAGTAAAGTCCAACTTCATGTTCTACACTAGAAGGAAATATAATCAGTTGATTCTGGACTGGTTTGTATTCCATAGAATCTAAACTACCAAGCGTAGCCCTTTCAAGAAAAGGGGAGAATGGTACATAGCGTATAGGGTGTGTAGGTGAAGCGTGTAGTGTTAACTCACCTCCGCTATCCTTGTCAGTTTGTAAATAGAAGATTGCACTTAAATGTGCGTTTGGGTGTGTATGTGGTTCAATTACACGTCGTGTATCGTACAACCTTAGTTCGGGGTCACATACCACAGGCCATGCTTTAGAGGAGAACAGTACTATATTATCAGTACCAAGTCCATATGCCTCCAAGTATAAGTGGCAATGTTGTAAAAGTTCATTATTTAACCAGTTGAATTCAGACTTATGTGCTAATTGATAATCATTCTCAACATCACCAGTAATAGTATATTGATCAGGATGTTGACTGTGAAAATCCTCAACATAATTAATCATTAGTTGATAATCTTCTTCAGGTGGTTCCAAGATTTCAGTATAGACTACAGTTGGAAACCAGTAATCTATTGACATAATGTATGACTCCAAGGGTTAACTAATAAAGATACTCTCCTACCTTGATATGGTTTAACTGTGTGATATATCCCCGGTGCAAATATAACTAACCTATTAGTTTTAGGTACAATAACTATATCATTACCTATTAGTAACTCTCCGCCTCGCAGCTTTGATACTTCTAAGTAATAAACAGTTGAACATAATGGGAAGACAAGCTGATTATCTTTTCTATAAAGTGCCTCGTCTTTATCATAATGCCATCCTGGTGCAGTTCCATTGTGACCCCAGAATTCATAGCCGATTGCTTCTGATAAATGAAAGTAATCACCTGCTATATCTAACATAGATAAACAGAACTCTTTATAAGAGTGATCTTCATTTATACCATACCATTCGACAGGAACTCCTTCATCATCTATAAGGTGTAGTAATTCTTTACGATCAGGTAATACATCATCTAAAACTACTATAGATTGTTTCACTCAATACACTCCACGTCTACTAAGTAATCATCCATTAAACAAGCTTCTTCATAAGCTTCGTAGGCAATGTCATATTCATCACCATCATGTTCCATTACAAAGTCTCTACCAGATGATAGAGTAACGTGATACTTAGGCATGTTGACTGTGAAATAACAATAGTGAGAGATTGTGAGTCTCTCAGTAAATCCCCGAAGGGACTTAGAGAGAGAATCATTTAAGGTTCTTGATTTTGTTAACAACCTCTTTCAATTCTTTAAAGGCTTGATTAACTTCATAGTTGTTAATCTTCATTCTATTCTTGAAGTCATCCCATAGAGCATTACGGTCAATGAGTTGAATGTCAGGTAGATGTGATTGCACTTTAGTTAATGTAACAGGTTGTTGCTTGGTAATAGTTACCTTTGATTCATAAGTTTGTTCAGTCATTGTCTTCTTCCTCTTCCTAACTGGCCGAGGTTTGAGTGTCGTTGTGGACATAATTGTGAAAACGGGTGAACAAATGGGAGTGTTAGTCCCAAGGCCAGACTAAGGAATCGAACCTTAGTGTTTACCATACTGGCAGAAGGCTATTTGCCTCCTAGTATATCATCCTCCTCATCATAACATATCTGCTCTTCGATACATTTGAGGAGGTTTGTGTAAACAATTGCTACATCTTCATCAGGATGTTGTGAATTAGTACGCAAATAATCAAGAATGAGATACCATTGAGTTTCATTTAGCCCTACATAGTAGAGAGTTTCAGACATCAACTTGTTTCTCTAATTTAGCTTTAGCCCTGCTAACTTGTTGTTCATTGTATCTCTCAGCAGCAAAGTCTGCTGTTGTTAAATGAAAACATTCAATACGGTATTCATCACCGCAAGATGTATAACAAGACTTTAGTCTATACATTACAGCATCAATATTCTCAAATATTCCTAAGACAGTAGGTGAACCATCGTAAGGACAAATTGAAACAAGAGTGTAATACTGAGGAGTGTTCGGTTTGTTACACATAAGGCTGTGACTGTGAAAATAGAGTGATAAGAACCACTCAGTAAATGTTAACCGAAGTTAACACTTAGAGAGTGAATCTTAAGAATGATTAGTTACATTCTTTAAGAAAATGTAGAGGAGGATTGATAAACAAATCCAGACAATGATTGAAGTCATAATTGAGCATATCTTGAGTCAGTCATACTACAAACAGGATTAAATCCGTTCTTTTGTAGTAATTCAACTTCTGACTTAGAATAATTAGCATACAATTTGATGGGTTCATCATCATCTTCATTGCTTAATTCCTCACATGTTGTTGACTCATACTCATCAACGATTTGAGAACAAATACATTCAACGTAGCACCAAGTTACATCATTTTTATACATATCAAGACAGCAATCATTAGCTGTAAAGATATTACTTAAGAACTCAGTTCCGAAGCTTGTAATAATGTAGTCGGTAATCTCTTCTTCATAGTTGTCAAAGAACTTGATGGTGTCAGCATAATATATGTATTGGCTGCACACACCAGATTGACAACCATGATCAGCGATTTCCTTCGCTTCGTTGTAATCAATTGTCTCAATGATTTCGTCATAAGCTGATTCAAACTGTTTGCTCATGTTGTTGTGAGATAGTGGACAGAATGACACATATTAGTGTCAATGATCTCAAGAGGAATTGCACCTCTTCAATGATACTAATGAGATCAGGAAATGCGGGCTTATGTTATACTAACTGCCGCGTGACTGTGAATGTTAATTAGTGAGACTAATCAGTGAAGCCTAATTGATAAGGTCTCTCAGCATTTAATAGGTTAGTGTTAACCCAACTGCCGATAGATGTATCAGGTGTTGACTTATAAAGAAGCTCACGAATTGCATCAGCTGCTACATCAAAGTATGTGTACTTTCCGCCGTTCTTAAACTCTACTTGAGCGATTCTTTCAAGTTCATCAACATTTAGTTGGTTAACAGCAGAAGATTTTACGTTGAGTGATTGCATGATGATTGTGTTAATTAGTGAATGAATAGTTTGTGTTAGTTAGTAGACTAACTGTTTAGTTCAACTATGTCTGATGAATGCAGGATTTCATAGAAGTTTTTACTATCAAATCGCTGTGTATTCATTAACTTAAACTTAGCAGAATCGTAATCGGAATGATTACTTAAGGCGATAGTTTCGCCAGGTTGTTGTTGAACAACGTACCACATAGTTTGTGTTAGATAGTTGGATGATTTGACTCTTGATTGAGTCAATAACCTGAGCAGGACTTGCACCTGCTAAATGTCTATTACTTCAGGCTAAGTTAAATTGCTTCGATGCAATTAACTAGGTTGTAATCGATGCCGTAATGTTCACATAACTGTTCATCAGGATCTTGATAAATACCGTCACGAACTTCATAAGGAACATCATCAACAATTACATCCAATTCACCTTGATTGTATTGATACTTAAGACCAAGATCTTCAAGATGTTTGTATGCATGATCTTTGAAATGAATCAATGCTTTCATAGTTAAATAGTGAAGAACAGTTGTTGATAAATAAGGAAGAGATTGTCTCTCCTTTATTCATACTTATAGTATAACAGAGTTTCAGTGATAATGCAAGCACTTGTTACACTCTGTAATAATGATACATAACGTTGAACAGTTAGTATCAATGAGATTGGCAGGAATTGCACCTGCATTGTTATTAACAATTCTCTCATAATCTCAAGGGAGTTAGTGTTATCCTCTCCCTAAATCTGACTCGACCTCATTGTTAGTGTAGGTGAGTAAATCATCCAACCTATTGTTGTTAATTAACTCAACGTATTCAATGAGTATTTCGTTTAACAATGGACCAGGAATTACATCCTCATTCTTAATTAAATAAGAAAGATTCATGGCTAATTGTTGACGATCAGTGGTCATAAGTTAAACCTCATTTGTTTACATTGTTAATATAACATGTATCGGAGTCTAAGTCAATAGTACTTCATACTCTGTAATAATGATAGTAACTGTATTGTGTCTATATGTTAACACATCGCCACAGATGAGCACACAATTTAACACATAAGCACAGCTTATCACCGCTCGTTGCTACGCAACTCGCTCAATCTGCGCCACTGTTGCACATTTTATACGGCTACATCACGCGCAGCGCCTCATTAAATGGAGCGAGAGGCGAAGCCTCGAGCGGGATCTCAGCTTTTGAACGGGGCCATGGGGGGTATTGCGAATCATTCTCAATAAGCAATAGGTTTCACAAAATTATGTTATTTTTTTAGACCACTTTTCACTTTTCTTTATGATCTTCACTGCTTTCTCCCTAGATACACATTCTTGTGCTTTAGTTTGCAGTTTAATTAGTTTTTGTTCCGGTTTATTCAAAGTAATGTTAATCTCAAAGCATCTGCTAACGATTTATAGGAGGATGCTACATATATCTGTCCACACACAACCGCTAAGGTTGCGATACTCCAGAATATATAATAATAACGTTGTTTATGTTGCGGTGGTGCAGTCATGGATGGTTTATTACTGTTAGAGTAGGTGTATGAGGTATATTAGTATGTTCTTTAATAGAAAATAAGTAATATAAGTATTAAGAAGGGGAAATTGATGTCTGAAAGACAGCGGATTTCCCCTTGAGGGGTCGAGTCCACCCTTCTCTTCCCCTGTATAGGTGTGTTATGTCTCAGATCCAAGTAGGGACGGTCTTTTTACCTACCTTACCTCTAGCTTCTCTACGTTGCTTAAGATCCATACCTAAGACCATATGATTAGCTGCGGATTGAGGATCATCTATCCATGTGTCTAATATGTCTTGCCAGTCTTCTTGTTTACGAGCTTTAACGGTTTCATAGGCGGAGATACCCATTGCATCTGTGAAATACTTAACGCCTTGGGCCAAACAGTCCAATCTATCATCGTGTTTAACAGCTCCTTTTTCTCTACACATCCTAGACATCTGATAGAACAGCATATAGAGAAGACGCTCTTCTGGAGCTGCATTCTTATTAGAGTTATAATCCCAATCAATAACCGACCTATTACATATAAGGCGATGCTGATTAAGAACCGGCTCCATCGAATCAATGATTCTATCTTCTTTTCTGACATTAGCTCTAACTTCTTCTACATCTATAGCTTGTTTGGTCTGCTGTAAGTGCTTTCTAAAGAGCTCTGAGACGATTCCATCACCAAAGTTAGTCTCAATAACCAATTTAGTAACATTGTACTTCTTACAGCCTCTGAGGATGTCTAGGAGAGTGTTGTCGGAATATCCATCTCTATAAGCTCGCATTTCATGGAGATATAGGAACCCATTCTTTTGGGATAAGTACGCGGCAGCTGTTTCATCTGTTCCTCGGCCAGAGGGATCCACGCTACAAATTGTTTCGGAGTAAGGGGTCCACTCTCCTTGTAACTGCATCGGAGAGTAAAAGTAGTCTCCAGGGAGTCCAACTGTCGGGAGTTCTTTGATGACGTTTGACGGGTCTGAGCACCATACGCAAGCGTCGGGAGCCAGGCTAGGGTTGACGCTAGTGACAACCAAATCAGACATCTTAAGAGGAAATTTCTCTGCATCGCTCAAGCTGGTATCCAGCTGAAATTGAAGCATGTAGTTAGAACGACCCATGGATGCTTCACGTTCCAATAGGTCGTCATTATCAAATCTATCTGGGTCTGTTACACCCCACTCTTCTGCACCAGAATCGAGGTCTTCCTGGATCTGTGGTGCTAAGAGTCCTTCGTACTGACTAAGCTTGTTTTTTCTTGGGTATCTGGCTGGCCAAACAAAGGGACGATACGAACGCTCTGCCAACTTACGATAAACAGTAAAAGTAGTCTGAGGAGTCCCGAGATACATAATACGGCTATCGCTTTTTGGCGTAAGGATGG